CGCATTTCTTGTGCTTATCAGAGTCTATCGGAGGATGGATCAGCATATAGGTCACATCCCCTGGAGCGAATGGAATCCTTTCCTCGCCGTTTATTTTGTATCCGTTAATTCTGTATCAAAGAACCCCTTCTTAACATGCTCTCTAAGAACGGTCAGATCATTATCATTCAATTTCAGACCTTCCAGCCCCCTGTCATTCTCAAGCCCCTTACCAACAAGCATAAAAAACTTACCGCTCTCTCTTTCGAACCTAATGCAATGTTGCCCAGCGTCATTCTTACCCACAAATATCTTCATTTCATATCCCATATTGATTAAATACATCTCTAATATCTTTAACGGCCTCGATATACCCCTTACCAAATTGAGTGGACGGATCTGGCTGCACATCTAGTATTGAATCTATAAGTAAAGTTATTTTTTCCAATACTATTTCATCTTCTTTCATACGATACCTCATATATTAATTAATCGACAATCGGTCCTTAACTTACGCGTCACTGTCCACGCCGCGGCCGCGATTGTCAAAGTAAGTATGAAATGGTTTCACATATATGTCAACATATTTTAGAAATAAAAAAACCCGCACGATTTAAGCATATTGATAAAAATCAATGGAGGCTTGGCGGGTATATTGTGAAGTATTAAAATAGAAAAAATGAAATAGAAAACAAAACCAAAACGGAGCAAGCGCCAACTACAAACCCAAACATCATATCACCATTTCTTATGAAATTTTTTATGATTTTAAACATATTTGTCAATTTTTTAATTCCTAATAATAGTATTTAGTTGGTATATCGAAACTTATATTTCCAACAACATCACAAATTGTTTTTTCATATTTTGATATTTTATTTTTATTAAAAAAATCGTCAATAGTCATCGACAAATCGTTAGGAAACATTTGTTGAATAAACCCATCTATAAAAGAGATGAAATTTTCTTCAAGCTCCGCGGGGATCCAATCTGGTAATTGTTCATTATATTTCATTCATATTTCTCATCAAAATAAAAGCCCCTCACGGGGCTACATATCTATTTAAGTGCTGCCGGAACAATCCCCGCTGCAATTAATTGCATCCTTAACGTATTTAAATCTTCTCGCATGCGCGCTGTTTCTTGATCTCGAATCAAATCACGAGTTTTGTGACCATCTTCAATTAGCTTCAGTGAAATATCACCTTTGATATCGCACATTTCGCGACGCAATTGCGTCATTTCTTCGAGAGATCTCAAACCAAATCGTTCCTGAACATCATGGTGATGCAATGCGTGTCCACGAACTGAGTGATCGTTGTGTCGAGCCTCATCATGCATCTGTCCACATGAAATCAATTCGACGTTATTGTGGCAATGGCCACCTTTTTCATGACCAACAACTACTGGCTGCCCAGCCCCGCTCATAACAGTATCCATATTAATCTCCAAGTTTTTTGAGTTAAGATAAGATTATGCCGATCGATGGCTGAATAAGTATATTTTACCGTTAATAACTAATCAATCAACTTATCTAGAAGCCTTTCAACAATACTATCACCAGAAGTTTTTTCATCGCTTCTATCCTTGTAATCGTCACGAAACCGATTCTTCATGGTGAATATCCAGGGACTGGCTGAGAACTTATCAATATCACCCTGGACTCCAGCCTTTCCTATTCTTTCCCATTCCCTCTGAGCTTTCTGCAAACCACGATTCAATGCGCTAGCAAACTCAGGGTGAGCATTTCTCCAATTATAAAGTGTCGCCCTGCATATATCCAACTCAGCACAAACAGCTGCGTAGCTCTCCCCCCCTGCAAGAACTTTCGCAGCTGTTTCACAGTATTCGGGCTTATATTCTGACTCTTGCCAACTCATAATGCACCTTTTAGTGTCTAAGCCCTAAGGACCAGCTTGAACATTCCGTTTTTCACCACGCATTTTTCCATCAGCTTTTCCTGGCTCACAATATTTAGGTTGCATGCGGTTTTGATCTTCAACCATACGGCTATACATACTCTTAACGCCATCATAATGGGTGTTTCCTTCGCTGCCGACATCTGAAGTATAATCTTTAACTTGCATAGTTAGATCTCCTTTACCATAATAAAAATAAACAATCTCATATCATATTATACAAACAAATAAAAAACATCTATATATTTATAAAATAATTTATTACAACGCTTGTAATGATTTAAATTAAGTTGTAATATAAATTCATAAACAACAAGGAGAGTAAAAATGAAAATGGCATGTAGAATAACAGATGCATATGCAATAGATCCAAACGATTATGAATTCAATAGTAGTTATCAAGATGATGAATACAAAGTTTATAGAACATTCGAGGATATAACGCTTTATGAATTGATGGGAGAAGATTTTGTATTATGGGCAGAAAAATCAAAAAAAAATGATTTCAATTTAGAGTTAGCGAATGGTGATGGAGAAATCATAGCAAAAGAATCTAGAATAGACAGGCTAGCAATGGATTCATTGGCTGGTTTCTGCAAGAGATTTTTAATATCTTATGATAATATAATGAATTCAGAGAAATTTTAAAAAATAAGGAGATAAAATGATTAAACGTATTAAATGTTTAATAAAAGGACATAAGTTTTTGATGAATTATAACGAACAAAAAAAATATTACCATCCATCACGTCATGACAAGTGCAGCAATTGCAATAAAAAAAGAAATAATGTCTAAATTAAGCCCCGATTGGGGCTTTTTTTATTACACTAAGGTAACATTTTTCGCAGCAAACCCTCGCTCGGACGGGGATGGCTCAAAATTAACTGCCTGACCATCTCTCAAGGTCTTGAACCCTGCAGTATTTATATCTTTGTAATAAACAAAGTAGTCCCTTTCTTCGCTCTCTATAAAGCCAAATCCTTTCTTTTCGTTAAACCACTTCACTGTTCCTGTCTTCATTTAAAAATCCTATTAAATACTTAAAAGTTTAAAAACGCCAAAATTAGATTTTAAGGATGCCTATATCAAATACCCATAGCAAATATCATAATAAACAATAAGTCGTCTAAAATGATGTTTATTTTTGTTTTTATAGGCATTGGGCTCCATACTCAACCCAAACTTTTACGTGCTCCTCCAATTCGCCTTCTTTTAAGACGCCATTAATCATATCTTCTTTGTCACATTCGCTCAATAAGTGCGTTGATATTCTTTTTGGTGAAACTCCATACTTCAATCCAAGATTGAATATCTTACGCTGGCATTCTTTTTTCGTTAGCACGGGAAACTCCGAGTGATTTACAAAGTGAATTCCAATCCATATTAACCCCTGAAGATCTTAATTTCATTTCATTCTCAATTTTTTCCATTGATAGCGCTTCTTGTGCGTACATTTTTTTCTTTTCTTCAATGAGATTATCTTCATTTTGTTTTTTTTGGTAGCAATTAATGCTGTTAAATCCGTTTGGTGTATTCCATACGCCTTCCCTTATCTTCTTTAGTGCTATATTAATTTTTTTTGTTGTTACCGCGTTATCATTTTCATTTCCAACGTAATAAATAACTTGATCAATAACATTTTCACTTAAACTCATCTCTCGTGTGGAAGAGATATTTCTTACGAAGTCCCTAAGAGAACAAGTATTTGAAAAAACAGAAACAACGCTGTTTGTTTTCTTTATAGTATTTATTTTTTTTATTGTTGTATTTATATGTGCGCCATTTAACCGAGCCTCGGTTTTTTGGCGGTTCGGTGAATCGCCTGATTCATCAATGGTGGCGTGTGTTTTGGATAAATATACCGAACCGCCAATTTTGGAGACTCGGTGAATATGGTTATTGTGTATAACTTCAATTTTCTTTTTGTTTATCAATGATTTGCCGATTTTGACGGCGCCGGTTGATTCTGCGTCGGGATTGAATTTTGACCCACTCAAAACAAATAATGCGCCCTGCCCAAAAGAGCCAGATTTATTTCTATCTTGTCGGTATTCAATAAGGTTTACGGAATTTAACCAAGACATCCATCTTTCGTAGGTTCTTTCTGATATATCGAAGTGATTCATTATATGCTTTTTGTTCGGAATCCATGTGGGGGGGAGGCTTTCTAGAAACACCCATAGAAAAGCTTCCCTCATTCTGTTTGGAGGCGTTCTTTGTATTACATCTGTCAAAATCATTGCATACGGTTTTTGTTCTTTCTCGAAAGTTGAAAAATCATACTTTTCTATATATATATATTTTGATTTCATGGTAGAATTTCCTTGTATTATTAGGTTTCATCCGTGTTTTAATAAAAAGCCAGGGCTCCACATCCTGGCATTTTATTTTAAAAGGATTTACTTTGAAGAATTTTTTAATTCTAGATAGGTATGGATGTTATCTATATCGAATCCTTCTATAGTGAATGGGTCGTAAAAACGGCGTCCAAGGATATGTTTATCATAATCACTCTTGGACACCGCATCTTTTATTTCACGACAATCACCAAGAAATTTCATAAGACTTTCGCTATTACTAATTTTCTTTATTTCAATCCATCGGTGAAGTTCATTTTCGCAATATTCTATTTGTTTTAGAAGCATGCTACGTTTTGCTATCAATCCTGATATTGTTCCCTCTATTACATCCTTAATTTCCATATTAATTCCTTAATCCTCATATACCTCTAACATATTTGCGTTAATGGCGTAGTCTCCATTATTCGTATCAACAAGAACAATAGTATACTCTTGTCCTGTAATATTTAATTTAAACACTCTCTCTACAATTCCAAAAAGAGTAAATGCATTTTTTTTCTTTACTTTGTCGCCTGGTTGAAATTCAGTCATTTTTTATCCTTTTTTTCAATTTTCCAGAATTGAAGAAGCATGGAAAGGCCGCTATTAAACATAAATGTTTCGAGATTATTAAAATGAAGCTCGTGAGAAAGCGGAATTCCTATCAATGCTACTCCAAGAATTAAAACTGGATCTATCTTTATCAATTTATTTCTCCAATCAAATAATACATAAATCCCCTTGCGTATAATTTGACATATTTCCATAAATTGTAAAGATTTAGTTAAGATAATATCAATTATTGCGCATTAATAGGTTAATTTTTATCCGTCCATTCTGTTTTTAGTTCTCCTTTCGTCAGTCTTTCTATTTTATACTGAGAAGCCTCTGGAACATACCCCCATTTAAGCCAGTTACCAAGACTCATGGCTGACATACCAGTTTTTTTATTAAATTTATATTGACTGCCATAATATTTTTTTACATCTTCTGGTTTCACTTTTATTTCCCCTTTTTTGGTTATTTTCAAATTATTTTAATCCAAGTGTTGACGCATTACAAGAAGTATAATATTATTAATTTACGTCAATGCCGACGTGTACTTTAAAAGTAAAGAGGTATATGAAATGCAAACTTATGATGATACATGTGAAAGATTTGGATGCCTTAGTGTTAGTGTTGAAGAGATGCAGTCCATAAATAAGCAATTATCCAAGTTGCTAGTAAGGAAGGAAGAGTTAACCGATATTATAATTGGTGCTATTGGTCACGATCATGAGGGTCAAAAAAGTTACGATCATGGTGAGTGGAAGATAGAGGTAAAAACTCCGTTTGTTTATTCATTAAATAAAAAATTATATGAATCATTTGAAAATGATATACCAAAAAAATTTAATCCTGTTAAGAAATCAATTTCTTATTCTATAGATAAAAAATTATGCGATGAATTTATTCAAGAATCTCCGGATGAAATAAGGGAGATTCTTGTTGAGTTAATCGAAAAAAGGCCTGGAAAAGCATCTGTCACTATCAAGGAGCGTGTGTGATGAGTAATACCGTATTAGTAATTGGTCAGTCAGGCAGTGGTAAATCCACTTCCATTAGGAGCCTAGATCCAAAAACAACATTTGTTATTAATGTTTTGGACAAGCCTTTACCGTTCAGGGCTTATAAAAAAAATTACATTCCAATAACTAAAGAAAATAAAGATGGCAATTATTATTCCACAAATGATTGGTCTCAGGTAATAAAGTGCATAAATATGGTTAGTTCAGAAATGAGAAATATAACAACATTGATAATAGATGATTGGCAATATATTTTGGCTTATGAGTTCATGAGGAGAGTTAGTGAAAAAGGTTTCGACAAATTTGCTGAGCTAGCTAATCACGGATGGAGCACAATTGATACCTGCATGAGATCTAGAGAGAATTTAACTTGCTTCATAATGTCTCATAGCGATGTTGATTCAACGGGGAGATCTAAATGTAAAACAATAGGTAAAATGTTGGATGAAAAGATAACTATAGAAGGATTGTTTACTACCGTTCTTCACTCTAGGGTTGTTGATGGTAATTATTTGTTCCAGACACAATATGACGGAGAGTTTTTAGCAAAAAGCCCGATGGGAATGTTTGATGAGTTCCTTATACCTAATGATTTGTATGCGGTAAAGGGTGCAGTAGAGGGTTATTTTAACGATGACAGGAGTTTTTGATTTTGTTAGATACATTGTGTATCGCGATAGGTGTAGGTCTACTTGGTGGTCTTATAACTGTTTTGTCAATAAACTTATTACGATTAATAATTGAATACATTAAAGGGAGAGGATTATGAGTTTCTGGGAATCGGAGTTAGGTGAAGTTACAGGTAGTGCTGGTGATGCATTCGCAAGGGTGTTTCGCCAGATACCGGATGGGACAATGGCGATTGCTCGTATAGATTCGTTCTCAAATCAAGAGTACAAGGATTCTGGATTTAAATTTTTAGAGATAAGCTGGGTTTTAATTGATGGTGATTTTAAGGGTCAAAAAGTTCAACAAAAAATAAAGGTTTATGGGGGTGACTCTTATGACAAGGACCCAGCAAAAACAAAGCATAGAGCACTTAATATGCTTAAGCTTATTTATCAGTTATTTAAAATTAAGCCTGCTCATAATGCAGCTCCAACCGATAAAGATTTATCTGTTTTTGTTGGGAAAACCGCTGGTATTAAAATAAGAGAAACGGAACCAAATGAAAAAGGTAGACAGTATAACTGGATTTCAGAAGTTCATGATTCGAAAGATTTTAAGTGCGAAACCGGAATAAGCGTAGCGATTATACATAAGCCTGGATTACAAAAAACTAGTTATGATGATGTTTTTAATTCAGCATCATATCCAGAAGATATTCCATTCTAATTTATAGAGATTATACGATGACAAGAGATATTATAACTAAAAAAATAGAGGAGCATCAAGCGCGTACTGAAAGTAGTGCGCGCAATTATATAGGCGCCTCAATAATTGGGTCCGACTGTCTTAGACAGATATGGTACGAATACAATGAAACTGTATCGGTTGATATACCTCCAAAAACATGGAGAACATGGGATATAGGAAAAAGACTTGAATTGTTGGTTATGGATTGGATGAGCGATGCCGGTATATCGTTAGGAATTCTTCCTGAGCCAAATTTAAAATCTAAAATTGTTCCAACATTTAGAGGTCACGTTGATTCAATATGCTTGAATGAAAATGGAACTATTGACTCCATTATTGAGATAAAAACAGCAAAAGAATCTAGCTACAATGTCTTTACCAAAAAAGGCCTTAAATCATGGAGCTCTCAATACTATGCTCAAATTCAATCTTATATGGGCATGAGCGGAATACACAAAGCTTATGTCATTGTTCTAAACAAAGACAGTAGTGATATTTCTGACGAGCTTATAGATTTTGATGAGAAGTTTTATAGGCAGTTAGAATACAAAGCCATGATGATATCAGAAGCCGTGACAATGCCACCAAGGGTTCATGATTCACCAATATGGTATCAATGTAAAACATGTAAGTTTAATAAAATATGTCATAAAAAAGGACAATAAAGTGATCCAATTTAGTGAATTAAAAGGAAAATCAATTTCTGAAATTGATGGCGGACCTGGGTATGATTTCATTGCGTTTCATTGCAGTGATGGTGAAAAATATGTATTGAATTTCTTCGATCAAAAACAGAAAGGAGAGGTTTGTGGTGACTTATATAAATTAATTGATAATGTGATTGCCGAGGCAGTTGAATGCCGTATAGATGGTTCGGTTACATGTGATTATTATCTCATAATTACCGACAATGACATTGTACTCATTGTGAGATTTGACTAGAAAAATTATAGGATAAATAAATGATTGATAATGCCAAAGATGCAAAAAAAACACTAAAAAAACATATAAAGTTTCTTGAGGAAATGATTATGCATATAAGAAAAGGAGAGGAGCCCATGCTTAGCAATGCGATGTGGGCTGCTTGGTGTTTGCATAGATATATAGAAGATAAGTTGATTGAGGATATCACTAAGGCTATTCAGTATAATTCAAAAAAGGATATAAATTAAAATGAATGAGATTGATTTAAAGTTAAGTTTAATACCATTTCTGGTAGAAAAAGTAACGAAGGGTGTTAAAAAACAAATAAAAGGGTGTGTTAGAAATATACAGAATCAAATAGAGAGTCACGCGCATTCTGTTAAATATGAAGCGAAAAGACTTGAAGGTGTAATTAATAATGCAAATAAAATTCAAGATTGGAGTGCTGTGAGCGTCATGATTCAAGAACACGCGCAAAATAAAAAATTAATGTATGAAATGAATAAAATTCATGAAGATATTAGAAATGAGTTTCTTGATATAAAGCTATTGCTTAATGAGGTTGAATTAAAAACAAAGGGGATAAAACAATGAAGTTAATTAAAATTGTTTCAATACTTACTATTTCATTAATTATTGCTGGATGTAGCAGGGTTCCTGCTGGATATAGAGGGGTAATTGTAAATTTATATGGAAGCGAAAAAGGGGTAAGCGAAGAATCCGTTGGAGTTGGAAGGTACTATCTTGGATGGAACAAAGAGCTTTACTTGTTTCCAACGTTCTTGCAAAACTACTCATGGACTAAAGATCAAAGCATAACAATGCAAACATCAGAGGGGCTGTCTATAAGCACAAATGCTGGAATTACCTATAAAATTGAACCAGATAACGTTGTCAAGGTGTTTCAAAAATATCGACTTGGAATCGATGAGATTACAAATACTTTTTTGCATAATCAAGTAAGAGACGCTATGAACGAGGTAGCATCTACAATGACAGTAGAACAAATTTATGGTGCAAAAAAAGAAGTGTTCATATCAAAAGTTAATAAAATTGTTAAAGATGAGGCATCAGCCAACGGTATAGAAGTTGACAAAATTTATCTCGTTGGATCTTTTGAGCTTCCTGAAAATGTAGTTAAATCAATTAATACAAAAATACAAGCAACTCAAAACGCAATGAGAGTTGAAAATGAGGTCGCCACAAGCAGAGCTGAAGCACAAAAAACCATCGTTGATGCTAAGGCAGCCGCAGAAAGAAGAATAATAGAAGCAGAAGCTAACGCAAAACAAATAACCATGAATGCAGAGTCACAAGCAAAGGCTAACAAAATTCTATCAGAAAGCATAACAAATCAGTTTGTTCAATATCAAGCAATTTTAAAATGGGACGGGAAGCTACCTGTCACGAATGCTGGCACATCCATACCATTCATAAATATAGGTGATAAAAAATGAATTTATTACGGATAATATCCATTTTTGGTCTGGTTTTATTAACATTTGGTATTGTTATTCCATGGATAATTTCCAATAACTTAATACCATTATATGCCGATATAATTTTATTTTTAATTATTTCATATATTTATGGGAAAATATTTTTATTTTACATGAATAAAATTTTGCTAAAAATTAAAAAAT